GAATGACTCGTTTTAATTCTTGACCAGCTTCAAAGTATTTCATACGGCCATCTGTCTTTTTGCTGTGAAATAAAAGACATTCACCATACAAGCTGGCTGAATCTATCACTATGACTTGATCAGAACCCCAGTCAGCTATTGGACCTAAATCCTCCTCTGTAGTTGTCCATACCTTAAGTATTTCTCTGACTAGGTTTGGGGTATTAGGGTCTTCTACATCAAAGGTAATATAAGATAACTTACTTTGATTATCTTCGATGTAGTTATGAAGGATGTCTAAGCCATTGTCAAAGTCAAGGACAGCTATTTGGTAGCCATCATTAACTAGGGTGGCTAAGGCACCTGTCTTTCCTGTGCCTGGATCGCCACATACTAAGGCTTTAACTCGTTGGTCTCGGGGATGGTTACTAAAGTTCGGCATATTGGTTTTCCTCTTGGAGTTTATATTGGTCGCAAAACTGTGAAACGGGGCACCAGTAGCGACACCTAATTGATACACCGGGACGATGCTGGATGTCAAGTCCTTTCTTTTGGGCAAAATCTTGGGCCTCAAATTCCGAGGCGAAAACTCTTGTGGCCCTTGACCCGCCTGGTTTGATAGTTGCCCACTTGTCACCCCTATGCCAGCGTTCCTCATCTGTACAGAGGGGTAATTGTTTTAAGGCTGCTTGATGTTGACTTATTCGGTTTGATATCCACAGCTTGGTTTCTTCGTGGGTCCACATATTTGGTGAGACTTGCAGCACAGAAACATGAGGGTATTCAAGGCTCTTCTCCCTTCTGCTGGGGGAATAGTCCACCAGGAAGACAACCACTTTCATAGATTCGACTTGATGTTGAGGGTTGTTCTCTTCCCACAGAAATTTATAGATGTTTAGTTGTTGTTCCCAATCTTGGAAATCTTCAGCCTCTTTATTTAGATAGCTGGATACTAGGGCAGTCTTCCAATCCACCAGACTTTTTTGATCCTTGTTAAAAACTAGGAGGTCAGGTTTACCCGATAGAACCCAGTCACCGAAGACAGCATAGAAGCGTTTCTCTACGATGCTATCGGCGGCCACAAAGCGTTCGATCTTTTCATGCCATGCCGTACCATACTCTCCACGAAGAGCTTCGGATACATCCATCTCAAGCTCATCTTGATGTTGCTGTTGGAGGGCAAATATTCTAGAGGGCTTAAGCAAGTCGGTGGCACTTACTTGGCTTTCCCCTCTGTCATAGGCATTGGCTTCGACAAGGTTGACTAGCTCTTGGGGTAGCTGATAGTCGTTTCTGATTTTCATCTTAGGCATTAGCTTACTTTCATTACCAATTTGTACCAATGTAATCAGTCTTAATAGATACTGCATCATGCATATAGACTTCTTCAGTCAACAAGTCTAATAGTTTCTCAACTGCTGAATGGTTTATATAGCCATCAAACTTGAGCTTCGCTATGACATTTTGGCTGGGCGGACTTCCCGTAACTTGGTGATTTTCACGCACAATAATAGTTAGTTCATTTATCGTATACATTAGCTTACTTTCACTGGTGCATCGGTTTCAATCCATACATGAGCGCCACAAGGCAAAGGTTTATCAGGACGATACACAATACGAGAAGGCCCTTTAAGCTCTATATTAAAGCCGTATCGGCTGCTTTTGTAAGTTTTGCAGGCTAGGGGTGCAACGCATTCATTGTATTTCTTATTAGATTTTATTATGTGTTGGTTTACATGCACTATTGTTTTCATATGGTCAAGCTTTCCTCTGTATGTTTCGCTTTCTTTTTCCAGTCAGCTTTATTGTTAGTTAGAGGGGCTCATGGCTGGTCTCCCTCATCCCCATCATAAGTGTCATACTCATAAGCGCCATAGTCCACTGAGCCTTCGGGGATTTCTTCGTAGCATTTTCCCTTAGGTTGAGGGTCTTTAGCATATACCCACCGTCTTGTTCCATCTTGACCATATGATCTTCCTAACTGTGCTTTTGGGTGAAGGCTGAACTTATAGTGTTCTTCATAAGGGATGCCCTCCGACTCTAAATCCTCGTGTGCTAATCTTTCAGCAGCTTCGTATGAAAAACCTCCCTTTAAATATTTGTTATAGTACTTGAAAAGTAGATCGTCATTCTCTTTTAGGTTAGGCTTGTTAGTCATCTTGGTTCCTTTCTTTCATCCTGGTTAGGCAGTTCCTTGATTATTTAGAGGGTCAGCATCCCACACCTCAGGGGCACAAGCAGGGCAACAATTTAGGCAGTCATCCTCTTCAGCAGAATCTTTCGGGATATTCCATAGCTGACCACACCCTGCACAGCTTATAGATTGTGATTCTATTTCGCTGTCCTCCATAAATGCATTCAGTTTAGAGCGTAGTTCCATTTATGCTACACCTCCTTGGAGTCATATACGTTTCTAGCTCTGTATTTTTTCCATGATTCACTAAATTCCTCTATTAATATTTGTTCGGACACAGTGATGGCACTTGAATATAATATTTTGGTTAAGACATGTATCACTCGTTGCTTCTGGATAAATTCTATTAGGTCATTGCAATCTTTTCGGCGCTCTTGGCATTGTCGGTGACCGGGCCGTAGCTCACCATGCTTGTTATCTAATTCCATTTATCCCTCGCCCCCATCATCCTGCCAAGCGGCGAGATCATCCTGCCAAGCGGTAACCGAGGTTTTGGCAGCGATGTCCCCGTGGAGTTCCGACACATTACCACTGACATCAAAGTAGTCGTCTTTAGGTAAATTTATTTTTACGTCATCTTTACAATAGAGGGTTATAACATTTTGCCAGCCGTTTATTTTTATTCGTACAATTTTATATTGGTCACCAGTCTCCCTCTCTGCTCCTTTGTCGAATGACTGGAGAGAGATAGTTTCCACATTATGTAGTTGGAGTTCCATTTGATTTCCTTTCAGTTGAGCTGGTATATACATTGTGTATACTACTTCCTTTAATTCTCTTTGTTTAATGTGAGTGACTTACAGATTCAATTGAAGTATGAAAACCTTCAATAACCAAAATTTCTCGTTTAGCCTCTTGGGCATCTTCCATAGTTTCAAAAATCAAAGCGGAAGGATTATCCCACCCCTTAACAAACTCAACCTTACCCGGCGGGGATGCCCTGGCCCATGTAGGGTCAATATCAGAAACAAATTCGCTTGTTCCACCTAGCCTAATTTTAAATGTCATTATGCATCTTCTTTCTTTGAATCCATCACACTGGTCTTGACGGCGGTGGCGAGGAAGGTTTCAAACCACTCGCGCTCTCTCCATAGCTCTGTGAGGTAACCATAATCTACATGATCCATGTGGTCACGCAAGAATTCTTCAGCATCTACTAGGCTTGTTATTCCCTTCTGAAGAGCGTGACCTAGGCACTCTCGGTGTTCTATTTCCCAGTCGCTTATCCGGCCATACCAATCCTCATGATGATTCATGCGTCATTGCTCCTCGGGTGGTTCATATGCTTCATCGGTTCTCTCCTCGAATCTCTGGTGAGCTAGTATGTCAGCCTGAAGAGGCGGGTATCCTTCTGCCAAAAATTGTTCATAGTAATATTCTAGTAGGCCTTCATTTTCTTGGTTAGACATTGGTTTTCCTTGGTTTGCTTGGGTCAAAGAGTTCTTTCTGGTGTGTCTTTTCTCTGAGTTGGCGTCTAATTTTTATTTTTAGACTCATTTCCTTCTTAAGTTGCGCTACTTTTTCATCATCCAGAAGCTCGTCTGGAGTAACCTCGAATATACTTTTCCTCATAGGGACACCACTGCAACAAGGAAGAGCAATAAGTTGACGACCAAAAATATTATGACCGACACTAGTGAAAAACTTTAGGTTCGATTTGTTCCATTTCTTCTCTTTCCATCGCCATTTTAATAGTTGTTATTACTTGCTTGGGATCGTAGTTGTATCTATCTACTGCACCCATAACTATTCTTTCAGTCATTAGCCAAACAATAAACAAAGGATCAAGTTCGCAGTGTTCCGCCACATCAAATAGATGTTCAGTCATATCGGATAGTTCACCCCACACATAATCTCTGTGTTTAATGTTTGGTCTTCTAGGTTTATCCATCGTCCACTTCTATAGGTATTACCTGTTTAAGTAAGTCATTGCATATGACATCATCGCTAAACATTGGGTCACCTGTTGCAGCACGAGGATATCTCTTACCTTTCCCTTGAGCCAAGAACTCTTTTACCAAGCGCTCTTCCTCATCTGGAGATAGGAGAGGGGCACTGGCAAATTTCTTGCCTCTCTGCCAATTGGTATACCAATTTCTTTTTTTGCGTTTTGCTTCAGGGCTACCTATCTTAGTGGCTGGAAGATAGATTTTGGGGTAAAACCGTTGCATTATGTCACCTCTGGTGAAAGAAGGCCGTCTCGGTGTACTTTTGATTACGATGTTTATCTATTGCATCACCTATTATAGTATACAATTCAACGAGTTTGTCCACAGGCATGGCGAAAGGGGTTGGTGATGCATCCTGTATTTGTGCCATAGAGTTGCAGGTGCGCCTCAGGTCACTGATGGAAAAGATAAGTTGCTTTTCTATTTCATCGTATTGATGGACCTCGCTGAGCGCCTCCTCCATGTGCTGGATGGCTTCCTGATCTACATCATGATCATATACATCATGAGGATTAGGCATACCGCCGGGACCAACATGCTTATTCATAATACCTCCAAGCTAACTGACTTTTGAAGTTCAGAATCCCAGCGATAGTTGGGTGCATCTTTGCTAGGTTCTACACGATAGCCTGTAGGAACAAACCACCGCATCATTAGCTCTTCTGCTTGAGCTTCTGCTTCATCTTGGGTTGCAAAACGCAGTCCATTACTGGCAAAGTAGGTGCCATCAGATTGGCGTGCATCAAATTCCATCATTGGTCGAAACGATTTCGATTTCATGAACCTCTATCCTTTCAAATTGCAAAGTTTAGCTGGTTATTGTGACGTAAAGGACCCTTAGCTTTGAGGGCTACACAGGAGGGGTAAGGGTCTAGGAATCGAAGGTCGTTATCATCTCCTGATATTGTAGGGAAGCCCTTGAAGGTAGCTGGTATATCGTTCATAAATACCGCTGCTATATTGGTATGAGTTTTCTTCGCTGTGCTTAGATAGCGATTGAATAGATGTTCATGAGGAAACACGCTCAGGGTTAGGTGATAATTGCTAGGTTGTTTTCCCAAGCGGGTATGTCGTTTGGTGTAGTCGTAGAATTGTGTAGGATATCTCTCCATATTTATGAAATTTTCCCAAGACCAATCAGATAATACATTCAATCGTATTGCTAGCTGTTTCTTATGCTTGTCGGCATATCTAATCATGGTATAGATGTCAGTGTCAAGACGCTGCATGAAGAGTTCTGGATCATCAAATAGCAGCTTGGTCCTCTTGATGCGCGCTTGTTGGACTGATTTCATAGCCCCTCGACCAGCATAGAAGAGGCAAGTAGGTTTGCATCCAGCTACGTTTTCGTGGGTGCAAACACGGTAGCCTTTACCTGCTATGTCGCTAGGGGCTAATGATAGGCCAGCAACAAGCCAGTCATCACCACTCTTGTTTAGTTTGGTGTTGGTTCCAAGTTGGAGTAGGTGTCCCTGTTTTCTATACTTCATGTCGCCTCTCTCTTAGCCCCAGCGAGGCCAATAGACCGTATCCTTTGCTCATATACCCAGTCAACATTTTGCTCTTAGGAGGAACGTACCACTCAGCAGTACGCTTCCATGTGGCAAGACGTTCAGGCTGTATTTGGTATGCGAAAATATAGTCAGGTTCATAGTCAGGTTGATTCATGTTCTGTTCTCCTGGTGGAACATATTATAAAGGCTTGATGCACTAACACCCGATAATTCAGCCATATGATTTAAACTTATTGGTCTAGATGAAGTCAATCGGCCTAGCGTTAGGTTTAGAGTTGACTGCATGCTAAGTGGTGATGCTCGATATTTAAAATGTTGGAGCCGCTTCCGTATAATTTCTTTGCCCTTATCCGTTCGATGAGGAGACCACGCAATTGTGTCCCACCCCATGCGAGCATTATCGAAATTAATCTGACAATGCCATGCAATTTTTCTGTCTGCGTTATAAAATAATTGACGAATGCGCTCCCTAGATACGCCCCAACGCTCACCAAGTTTTTTATATGTTGTAGGCTTGTAGGTAAAGGTTCTGGTGTTCCTGTAATTGCTGATGGAGGAATTCGTTATACAGGTGATATTCCTAAAGCTATCGCAGCTGGTGCAGA